ATAAATTCCAGGAGATCCCCACACTGACACATAGTGCCGTCTGGTTTCTTGCCGGGCTTGTCGGAACGCGTTGGGGCGAGTCTATTGCCTCCCGTTTCCGCGGTAGCTATGTCGATTGTCTTTCCTTCACTCGCGGTAACCGCCATACCTGCGTCCCTAAGGACGCGAAGGTGGATCGATCTATCGCGATTGAAGCCTCGATCAATGTTTACTTTCAACTCGCGGTTGGAACCGCGTTGAGAGATAGGCTGCGATCGAGTAGTGGTTGGGACCTCAATAAGGCCTCTGATACACACCGAAAGGTGTGCCAGCAGGCTTCCATTGATGGTCTATTCGCCACGTTAGACCTCTCGAATGCAAGTGATACCTTGAGCAAGTCCCTTGTCAGGATTTTGTTCGCACATACCCGCTGGCTCGATCTTATGGAGGACCTAAGGTCCCCTAGGACGTTTGTCGGCGGTAAGTGGTGCTTGCTGGAGAAATTCAGCAGCATGGGTAACGGCTACACGTTCGAACTTGAGACTTTGGTATTTGCTTCTATAGCGAGTACCCTTCTTAAGTCAATGAATCACCGGGGTGAACTCGGTGTGGATTTGTTCGTCTTTGGGGACGATATTATCGTTCCCACTGACTGTTTCGAACCTCTGTGTCGTGTGCTAGAGTGGCTCGGTTTCTCGGCAAACCCTCTTAAAAGTTTTGGGAGGGGTTCATTCCGCGAATCTTGCGGAGCCGATTTCTTTGATGGTAGCCCCGTAAGGGGATTTTACCTAAAGTCCGATGTCACCTCAAACACGCAAGCGATCTTCACGATCCACAATGGCTGTGTTCGGGTCTTTCAGGAGCTGGGGATTAGTACTCCTTGGTTTCTTGATTGGCTCGTCCGGCGTTTCCTTGACCCCGGGTTACGTCTTGGAGGTCCTAGTCGCCTTGGCGACAAAGTCCTCTTTGGCATGCCCGAAGTCTTCAGGTGGCGCCGCCAAATAAAGTGGACGAAGTGCATCGATTGGAGCAAGAGGCCTATGATTTCTTGGTCTCACTTCAGTGATGCGACTCGCCTAACTTGCAG